CGTGTTCTTGTCACGCAGGGCGTGCCAGCCGAGCAGGTTCCCGTACGTCATCTGCGCGCTGTCCACCTGCGCGCCTGCCTGGCTGCGCTGCCAGATGGCCATCAGGTGCTGGGCGTAGAACCGGCGCTCGCGCTGCACCGACTTGAGCAGGGCGGCAGGCAGGCTCTGGTTCCGGCTGTGCGCGGCAGACAGGTCCGCGCCGATGCGCCGGGCGGCGGCGACCACGAACTGCGCCCGCCGCAGCAGGTTGGTGCGCTCCATCGCCATGGACGCCGGGCCGTGGAATCCGGTCAGCCCCGGCGGGAAGCTCATGACGATCTGCAGCGAGGAGGTCATCGCCTGGACCGGGATGCGTGCCGCCTTGATGAATGTCATGGCCCCGGCGACCGCGACGGCGGGCGAGACCGCCGACAGCAGCTGGATGCCGACGGCGGTGACCAGGGCCGCCTCCACCGCCTGGGAGGGCTGGCTCGGCGGCGGAGGTGGCTGCTGCGGGGTGGTCAAGGTATCGGCTGTGTGTCGTCATGCAGCGGAGGCGTGCTCCGGTGCTGTGCCGGCAGTTTCCGCCGCTGGGTGACGAAGATCATCACGGCCCGGTGAATTACCACCAGGGTGACCAGTGACAGTGATATGACGTCCACCCAGGCGAGAGCACTGGCCTTGACGCCGAAGTCATAGCGGAGAACCAGGGGAAGCGCAGCACCGGCGAAGCAGAGGTCAAAGGCGATCATGTTCTGACCCCACCAGTCCAGCCACCAGAACCATATCGTGCCAATGACGAAAGGAAATGCAATAGCTGCCCAGAAGGACAGGTTCACCGACCATTCAACGGCGTCAATAAGGGGCTGGTCAACCATTGTCGCCTCTCCGTTCTGCCCGCCGCTGGATAAGCCCGTTGATCAGCGGCTGGATATGGTTCTCCTTGTGCATGTCACGCAGGGGGATAGTGACCTCGCTCTGCGTAACCGCGAGGCGCTGCTCTGCGTCGGCCCTAGCACGCCTGGCTTCTTCCAGCCCGCTTATCGCTACTGCCGTCATCAGCTTCTCCCTGTGCCGCTTAAAGGGCCACATTCACTCCAGCTCCTTGCCTACCTGGCGGAGGCCGAGCATCACATCCTTGACTATCCGCCCAGTAGCTTCGTTCGCATCGCCTCTGGCGCGTTCAATCTTCCACGCTTCTTTCCACTCTTCGCATTCATCGGACTTTGCCTTGTATCGTGCCTCGGCATCGTCAAGCTGCTTCTTGGTGGATATCTGACCTGTAACGAACAGGACGACAAAGCAGACGCAGAAGCCGACTACCCCCGCTCCTGCCCCGCCGAACAACTGGTACAGGTCGCCCGCAGACACCGTGCACCTCCCGAGATCTCATCCCATCCTCCCCGGCGGCGGGGTCATCGGGGGCTTGGCTGGCGGTGCCGGCGGACCGGCTGGGGCCTGCTGCAGCGACGGCCTCGCGGGCGCGCCCGCCGCCGCCTTAGCGCCGGGCGGCGGCGGGGGCCGCAGCCCGCCGTTTGTGTTCCCGTGCTGCTGCGCGATGTTGAACGCCGCGCCGGCCATGCCCTGCACCGCGCCGAGCGCCCCGGCGGCCTCGGGCGGCATGCCAGGGGGCGGGTTGCCCGCCAGCTGCTCGGCCCGCTGGGACGCGGTGGACACCAGCGCATTGTGCACCTGGTCGACGTCCAGCTGCAGGATGGTGGCCATCCGCTCGGTGATCAGGTCGAAGACCGGCAGCGGCACGTGCAGCACGGGCGCGGCGGCTAGCTGGCCGAACAGGGTCAGCAGCGCCTGGATCTGCTCGTCCTGCAGCGGGCCGAACTTGAACGTGGGGAACGCGGCCTTTGAGCCGAAGTTGAGGATGACCAGCGGCCTGATGACGTCGTAGCTGATCGACTCGGCGATCTCCTTGGCCACGGCCTGCCGTGACTTGAGGTAGAAGCTGCTCTGGTCCTGGCTCAGCGCGTAGCTTCCCTTGCCGCCGGTCGCCGAGCCGGTCAGCGCCATGAACCCGGCCAGCACCGAGTGCGTCTGCCAGCCCTCCAGGAAGCCGAGCGCTTCCTGGAAGAACTTGCCGCCGTCGCCGCCCGACTCGATGATCTCGAAGGACTTGCCGTTGTCGGGCGGGCGGACCAGGCCCACCACGCCGCTGCTCTTGAGCGACGCGACGTCCTCGGCGCGGTTGTTGGCCTCGGGCTGGTCGTTGCCGTAGACCACCGTGCGCGGCAGCGCCTGGTTCTCCAGGAAGTGGTACCAGAGGTAGAGCAGCTTCATCTTCGTCTGGTAGCACCAGTAGGAGACTTCCATCTCCGACACGCCGGTCAACGGCTCCATCTCGGTGCCGTGCGTGTAGATGTAGCTGCGGATCTTGGGGATGTCGACGTAGCCGGGGACCTTCTGGTTGCGGGTCAGCATCAGGTTGCCGCCGAACAGCCACACCTGCTGCCTGAACCCGTTCTGCGCCCCGGTGCGGTCGTTGTACCTGGCCTGGCAGGTGGACGGCGGACGGTAGCTGATCTTCTCGTAGATGACTTTCTCGTCATCTTCGCGGACCTTGAAGACCTTCTCGAAGAACGCCCGGCGGTAGATCTGCCCGCTGGTGACCTGGCCGATCAGCTGGTGGACCGGCGTCTGCATGCCGCCCTCGGTGTCGGGTGTCATGATCACCGAGTTGATGAAATCTGCCTCGCCCTTGTCGCCCTTGGCAGGCTCAATTGAGTAATCTGCCTCGCGGATGGGCAGCGTCAGCACCAGGCGGACGGCGTTTGCCACGCCGTCACGGGCGAACATCGTCTTCATGTCCCGCGAGTTCCACTCGCCGTAGTCGAAGACGTCGCCCTCGCCGTAGTAGGCGAACAGCCGCTGGCCCCAGTCGAACTGGGTGCCTATTTCCTTGCCCATCAAGGCAGCTCTGTTGCCGTACGGCTTCGAGCCAGGGGGTGCGAGGTCAGGGAACTCGACGACGTTCCCGCCGCCGGGTATCTTGAATCCCTTACCAGTCGCCAACGCCAAAACCTCCCTGCCATTAAGGTACAGGCAGGGAGGCAGATTGGTTAGCAGGCGCGTTACTAGACCAGCGCGATCTGGTTTGTCTGCGCCCTCGGGTTGAACCCGAAGGGCACGGTCCGGGGCGTCTGCGCCTCGCGCTCGGCCGCGATGCTCCGCCGCAGCAGCTCCGCCAGCTGAGGATTCAGCCGGCGGCCGGCCCACTCACCACGCTCGGCGTACTCGCCGCCGTAGTAGCTGTTGTCGTTCACTTGGTCACCCACTCGTCCTCGTCGTAGCTCTCGTAGCTGGCCGCGTACCTGGCGACCTTGCCGACCTCTTCGGCGTAGACGCTGGTGCGCTCGCCCTTGACGTAGTTCTGCTTCACGCCCTTGACCGTGCGCGAGAACACGCGCCGGACCTTGTACGTGTCGCCCGGCTCCAGCTCGATCTCCACCCGGTACCCGTACGCGACCGGCAGGTTCAGCCCGATCACGTCCGCGCCGCGCTCCTTGTCGTAGATCGCCGTGTACCGCAGGCCGCTGATGGCCATCAGGTTGCCCGCGCCGATCTGCCGGACCAGTGTCGTAACGTCCACGATCTTCTCCCTTACTTGCTGTTCTGGAGCGCCGTCTCCAGGGCGGCGCGGATCTGCTCGGTGGTCAGGCCCTTGGCCAGGAAGTACTTGACGTCCTTGTCGAGCTGGTAGGCCAGCACGTCGGCCGGGTCTGCCTCGTCGAACGCGCTCTTGAACACCCTCTTCGGCCGGACCTGCTCGACGACGTCCGCCGGAAGCTGCTCCCTGCCGTGCCTGATGGCTGCCATCCTGATCTTCTCCCTTAGTGGTGCCTTGTACTTCTATCAACACCTAGTGGTGCCGGTTCATTCCCGTCAGTGCCACTGGATGACGTTGCCGCGCGAGCTGGGCCGCTGCGGGCTGTCGTTGTCGTCCTTGGGCGCGAAGTCGGCCAGGTCCCACTGGTTCCCGGTGTTGTCGAACAGCCCGCCGTGCGCGCCCTTCAGCCGCCGCCGCGACATGCCGTCCTGCGTCATGCCCATCGTCTCCAGCTCCTCGGCCGCCGCCCAGCGCTTCACCCCGGCCTTGGTCGGGTTCTCCTCGAAGGTGGCGGTCAGGAACGGGTGGCAGGCCCAGACCAGCGAGTCGAGCCGGTCGGGGGACCGCTCGTCGGCCGCCCCGGTGAACGTGGCCATCTGGTCTTCCAGGTCGGCCATCTTCACCACGTCGCGGTGCCACTTCCTCGCCCCGGTGTCCGGGTCGGTGATCTCGTACGTCTGCCCGTCGTAGCAGT